GTCTCGCGTTCACCTGTTATTGGAGATATGGCAAAAGATTCCTTACATATTTGCAGGTTTAACAGATGTATCTATTGTACTATGCTCTATCCTTTGCTGCCTTAAATACATCTCATGGCCTTTAGCTATGATGTAAGCAACAGAACCACGGGCAACACCGCATGCCTTGGCCACATCGTCGAGGCTAAGGTTACGCTCGCGCAAGTCATAGGCCTTGCGACACACGTCGGCATCCTGGGCGGTGGCGGTGATCTCGTAGTAGTCGGGCTCCTGGTCCTCGGTCACGACGATGGGCGTGCCTAAGGCACTCAGCTTGACGCTGCGAGGGTAGGACATCCAGCCACGCTTGATTGCCAGGGCAACCAGGTTGGGGGCTTCGTTCAGAAGTTTAACTCGGTCGAGGTCGTAGGGTATTTTCATTGTTAGAAGCTGGGCGATGGGTCGGTGAACCGGCAGAACTGGCCTTCGTACCACAGAGGCACGAGGCCGCACTCGCCGTCTCGTTGTTTGGCGACAGCGATGATGGCCTCGCCGTTGGCTTGGTTGCGCTCCCGGTTGAGCAGCAGCACCAGGTCGGCGTCACGTTCTATCTGACCAGAGTCGGCCAGGTCAGTGAGTCTAGGCACCCGGCCTTTGTCCTTCTCGTTCTCCCGGTTGAGCTGGGCTAAGGCGACCACCGCGGTCTTGGTGTCGGAAGCAATGGCCTTGAGTCGACCGGATACCTCGGCGATTTCGTAGGTCTTCTTTTCGGCCGCCTTGCTTCCGTGGATCTTCTGGAGGTAGTCGATTAGGACGAGCTTGACGCCCCACTTCCTAACAGCGCGGCGGATCACCGCGGTGATGGTGGCGATTCCGGACACACCGGAACCGGACACGAAGTAGATCGGGCTGCCGGCCACCTTAGCGGAGGCACTGGCCATGGCCTTCATTCCGCCTTCATCGAGGTCGCCAGTCTTGATGTCCTGCATTGGAATGGATCCTACAGTAGAGACCATTCTCCGAACGATAGACTCGTCGGACATCTCCAGCGATATAAACAGGGTCGGCACCCGGTGCTCGATGGATGCTGCCCGGGCTATTGCAATGGCGATGGCGGTCTTTCCGATGCTTGGCCTGGCCGCAATGATGGCCAGCTCGCCGAACTGGAAGCCGTCGGTCATTGCGTCCAGGCGCCGGAAGCCCGAGGTAATGCCGGACAGGTGTCCCTTCCTGGCAAATCGCTCCTGGGTAGAGTCGATGAACCGGCTGACTACCGACTTGCAAGGTTGCACCTCTTCCTTGGATGCCTCGACGGTGAGCCCTGCTTCGGCATTGGCGACGATTTGATCCACAGACAGGGTGGAGACAGCGGAGTCGCGAATCAGACGGTCTCCAGCGGTTCTGAGATGGCGTCTGTGGTGGGCCTCTAAGACGGCCTGAGCGAATGCCGGGTAGTTCGCTGGGCTCGGACACATCTCGTCGCACTTGTTCAGAGCCTCGAAAGGCACCGGAGTCTGGCCCATCGTGCGCTTCCACTCCTTGACCACGGTCGTCATGTTGACCGGATCGCTTTTGGCAACGAGGCCTTTGGCAATCTCGAACACATTGTACAGATCGCTGTCCTGTAGAGCCTCGCTCGGGATCTTGGCGAATACCTCGTGGCAGACATCTGAGCCACCGGATAGACAGGCGCCCAGGAGGCCGAACTCGTCGTCCTCGGCAAAGTAGGGGTCGCTCATTGGTAGTCCGAGATGTTGGTGCTGGTGGTGGCCGCACGGGATTCACCGATACCAGGCAGAAGGCCACTTCTAACCTTGTCGACCTCACCGTTCCAGTTGTTCAGCAGAGCCATAGCATCTCGTCGAAGATATGGGTCCTTCGACTTGTAGCGTGCTTCGACAAGTAGGATGTCATCCTCCGGTGTGTTGAGCTCAAAGACCTCTTTCAAGGCCTTAATCTCCTTTGAGCTCCATCGGGTGTCGTGGCGACGACGAACCATAGCACCGATTCGTAGGCGAAAGGCTTCAAGGTCAGGACTCAAGGCTTTCTGCGAAACTCCTTCCTTTCCATTCCCTTCCCTTCCCTTCCCTTCCCCTTGACCCGCGTGGTCGTCGCGTGGGGCACGCGTGGGGCACGCGTCAATTTCCTCGGTGTTTATTGGCGTTTCTTCAATGTTTCCTTCTGGATCCGGCAGAATAGACTGCGATTCCCGGTTGTTGATCACCTGGTGCTTTAGGAAGCTCGGAATCCATCCAAAGCACGCGTCACCCACGCGATACTTGAGAACGAAAGCACGCGTGGCCAACGCGTCGAGCACGCGTGAAAAGTCGACGCCATCGTAGGGCAGCACCTGCACACCGATGCGCCTGGGCTCCCACTTAAAACGGCCTTCCCGGTCAGCAATGCACCAGAGGCCAGCAAATGCCACGCGGAGCGGTAGCTTGGTTTCCAGCTCGGCCTCGAACAGTCCCTCGTGATGGAAGAACTCGGGCTTGATTGATCGGATTCTCATTGGATTTCTTCCTTTTTGATGTCTGCCAACGTGACTTCGTTCCTCAATTTTCCGAGCCATTCATCGGTCATAATCCCAGCTTCAGCAGCATCCTTGAGAAGGTGCATGATCTCAAATGGAGGCCATCCGATCTCGTGCCCTGCTCGCTCAATAAAAAACAGGCATCCCTCGTCTGGATCTATGTCCTGCTGCAACATTTCAATCTGCCGTCCAATCTCAAAGCACGCGGAAACCTCCCACAAGTAAAAGTAAGAAGGCCTGGGGCAGGAATCATCGTTTCCTTCAACGTGACACTTCCTGCAAAGAGTGACCATTGATTGGCTTGGATATTCCCAGGGCATCCTCCCTGAGATGTAGTAAAAGTGATGAACGGTCAGCGTGTTGGTCTTGGAGGAACACTTGATGCACTGAAAGCCGTCTCTGGACATGATTTCCAGGCGTTTCTTCTGCCACCGCGGATCTTGTAGTTTTTCGGAATAGGTCATGGTTCAAACAGAAAACCCCGTCACGCATCGCGGTGAGGAATCGCGGAGAAACAACGCGACGTTCACGATACGGACGGGGAAAAATTGATTGATCATGTTTTCTCTGAAGGTTCAACGCTCACCTCTCACAGCTCACGTTGACGGGTCTTCCTTATCTGCTGTCCTTGTGGATGTCCACCGCTTAGTAGGCCGGCATCAGGATGTCGGCCACCGCCTGGGTGAGCTTCACATCCTGGATGCAGTAGTTGATGGCTGCCTGTCGGTCGGTGTTCCACAGCAGGCTGAAGTCGGCGCCGTTGCCTGACTTCTCACCGAGTCCAAGGTGGCGACTGATGGATGCGAGGCTTCCATGGGCCCGGTTGTCCCCGAGCTGCCACACCTCTCGGAGATCGACCACCAGCTCCGACCAGTAACGGCCGTTCCGCAACCAGTAGGGCGTCATGATCTTGTGGCGCCAGGACCGCTTGATCAGGAAGGGCAGGTCGAAGGCCTTGATGTTGAAGCCGATGAGCTGTGGCTGGCGCTCGTAATAGTTGAGCAGCGCCCACCATTGTCGCAGCAGGTGGGCCTCACCGTCGGCATCGGCGCACAGGATGTTCTGCTCCTGGTGATCGACCCGGTAGCCGATGCAGAGCACCTGGCCCGACAGGGCATCCAGGGCGGCATTGCGGATGTAGTCCGCGGTGTGGCTCTCCTCGGCCTTCTGGAGCTTCTCGGCGATCAAGTCGGGGTTCTTAATGTTGCCGAACTTCACGTCGGCTGGGTTAAAGGCTGGGATGTTGAGCTGCTCGAGCGGTAGAGGCCCGGTCTCAATGTCAAAGTAGATGTTTGGATTGGCTGGCATTTGTCAGAGTTGTTGAGAGTTGTTGCGCGTTTGTCGGCCGATGCGCGCCCCCGGCACTACGAGTCCCCAGCAGCAACAGGCTGCCGGAAAGTGGTCAGATCTTTTTGCCGCAATGTGGGCAAACGAGGAAGTTAATCGGCTCCCGGGTTGTCGGTACTTCCAGCCATTCACAGATCTCGAAGTAGGAAACCCACCCAAATCCGCGGACAGCTCCTGGTCGAAGGTGGCCGGTGTTGTAGAGCTGCAAGGCCTCGTCGCGGCTCTTAACGCACAAGCGCTCAAGGGTGTTAAACGTCCTGACCGTGAACGGGAATCCCCATTGTCGCAGGATCTCCTCGTGTATCTCGGCCGACTGCTCGATCTGTTTGATGCGCTGGCGAGACAGGTTAAAGTGCTTCCCGATCTCCTCGAGGGTCTTGCCTTCGGAGCGCATCCGCACCACCTCGGGCACTTTGTCGACCAGTTTGACGTAGGGCTTCCTGGGTTTCATTAGAAGGGCACGTCGTCGAAGTCTGGTTGGTTCTTGGCGTTGATCTGCTCCAGGCGCTCGTTGATGGCAGCGATGAGCTGGATGTCCTCCTGGGTCTTGCCCGGGCTAATCTTAGCCTTAGGCAGCCAGCGCTCGGCTAGGCCTTGCACAGCGTCGTCGGTCAGCTCGGAGATCGGCACGCCCTTGAATTTTCCGACGTGCACCTTCACATCCGAGATCTTGACCGGCGCCGCGGTAGCCGGCACCACCGTCTTCACCTGGTCGTCATCCTTGGGCGGCCTGTCTTCCATGCGGATCCACAGGCCCGAGGGCTTGAGCGGCTCGCCGTTCTTGTGAGCCATGATCAGCTTGATGTTCGAGAACGTCTTGGTGCCGTCCTGGCTCTGCTCATGGACGATCACCACGGTAGCCGGTCGGCCGATGAGGCTGTCCAGGTCGAGGCTGGTGGTCTCTTCGGCGGTAAGGGCCCGACCGTGCCAATCTCGAAGGAACCTGGTCAGGCCGGCCTTCTCATGCAGGCTGGCGGTCATCGGCGCCGTCATGACCACCCAGGGCTGCACCGGGGTTCGAGACTTGTCCAGGAGATCGAGCTCGAACGCGATCTTGAACTTTTGCTTAGGCCCATACTCTGTCTCATAGGTCTTTAGCGGTGTGATGTCGACGCACACCGCGCGGCCGGTGTACTCAGGGCACGGTGTAAAGGTGCCGCCTGTTTGTTTTGTTGATACTGTGATTCCCATGTTGTTGCTGTGTTGTGTTGTTGTTGTTTACTTGGAGGATTGCTTTTCAACCTCCGAAAGCTGTTTTGCCATTCTGTCATACTGCGACCAGTACTCAGGCCAGGCCGCCTTGATCTTCGCCAGGTTTTCTGGATCGGCCACCAGCGCCGCGGCGCCTAGTTTGCGAACGAATGACCCGCCGTATTCGATCATCGTGAAGGCTACATCGAAGTCTCTCATTGGATGATAAAGTCGAAGTTGGTTTTCCAAGAGTCGCCCAGGCGGTTGTAGGTATCGCCCTTGATCTTCCAAGTGCGCGGATCGCGGGTCGTCTTTGTGTGACGGCAGCGGATCCTGACATCAATGTCCTGGATGGCGACGTTCCTTAGCCGGTGGTCGGAAGGTAAGTCGTGAAGGTATTGCTCGCTCATTTTAACAAGTCCTTGATGTATTGCGTGCGTTGCCGGGTCGATGCTGTGAGGATATTCTCAAGGCAGACGTGGGCGTTGACTGTTGCGACGTGCTTCCACTCTGGTCTGCCGTCGACCTTTCGAGCTGTCTCCTGACTTTCCACTCGGATAGCTCCGTTGGTTTTGTGGACGTAGATGAAGGCGAAGCTGTCTTTCATTTTACCTCCTTCTCGTTCCACAGTAATAGATCAGCGCGGAGTGCGTCATTCTCTGCTTCCAGTTGATTGATGTACGCCTGTCGCCCCGCTGCGAATCGCTCAAATCTACGGCACAGCATACCGAGGTCGGCGACGTTGTGCGGAGTGCTGTCAGAGATGGGCGTGTCGCTGATCATTTTCGTGGCGTCAGGAATATGATCGCTCACGGCTTGTCCTCCTTGGCTTTGAGCCAGTTGGTTCTAACGTCCGTCGTTATGGCTACCCAGTCATCAAAGGATATTTTGTCAGGGTCTTTTGAAAACACATCAAGCATTGCATCCCCAGCCTCCTGCAACCGCTTGATGCGGTCTTGTAACCCACGCACAACAACCACTCCCTGCTCGATTTCGTCTGTTCCAAGCAATTCTCGGAACTCTTCGCGGAGGCTGACTCTTTGATCGGCTTGAAGCCGTGCGGTGTTACGCTCTGCAACAAGCAATCGGATGCGGTCGTGGGCATCGGCTAGTTCGTGTTCTACGTCTAGTATGCTGTCGCTCACTTGACGCCCTCCGCAATTAGAGCGTGCTCCAACAGAAGCACCGCATCAGCCGTCTTGAGCGTGATGTGGAGTGAAGGCTGCCGTTGCTGCGCCAGGCCCTTCAGGTGGCCCTTCCAGCGCGTTCCATGGGTCTTGCTGGTGCCTGCACCCAAAGTCTTCTGCCAGCGCTGTGGTGTCACCTCGATGCACCTGGTGTTCATGCTGGCGATGAGGCCATGCAGGAAGCCGACATTGCGACCGAATTGGAACATGGCGCTGCCCGGCGCCCCCTTGCCGCCGATGTATCCGCCCACCTTCTCGATGTAGCAGACATCCGACTGGGACAGGAAGTTGACCAGGACATCTCGGATGTCCCTGTCGGTCGTCGGCATGGGCTCCAGGGTGACCCGGTTGCCGGCGAAGTGCGCAAGGCCGCCGCTCATGCCTGGGTCGATGGCGAGGATGCGCTTCACTTGGCAGCCTTCTTTAGCCAGGCCTGAATCGCATGGTCGGCGACTGCCTGCATCTTGAGTCCGGTGGCGATGCAGTAGGCCCGGAGTGACTTGTGGGTGGTTTCTTTCACGTTGATCGTTTTGGGTTTGGTCATTTTAGATTGCGTTGAACTTTGAGCCAGTAGGCCACCGTCGCAGGCTTGCGGTCCCCAGTCGGGCCCCCATTCCATCTCCTGGCTAATTGCTCGGTGGTGGCGCCGCGGCCGTAGTGGGTCAGGTAGGCCTGGCAGACTGCTCGGGCTGCCACCCGGTTGGTCATGTCCTGGTGCCGATAATGGCTGCCGGTGATCCGGTTGACGTCCAGGACAACGGCCTTGTGAATCTGAAGGCATCCAATGGCCCGGCCTTGGTCACCGATGGCCAAGTCGTTGTTGCTGCTTTCTACGATCATCAGGGCTGAGATTAAGCTGTTGAGGTTCATTGCTGTGCATTGCTGTGGTGTTGCTGTGGTTTGCGCGTTGGCCAGTCGCGCCCCTGGGGGTGGTATTGGCCCCACCCGGGGCTAAGGTTGTCAGAGGGCGGCAGTCCAGTTGTCCTGGATGAATTGGTAGATGGAATCCATCAGCGACTCGTCGTCTCCAAAGATTCCGCGGCCTCGAGGCTCCTGCATATGCTGGAAGTCGATGTCGACGTCAGGGAATTGGCTTCGGATCATCGTCTCCAGGTTGCCGATGATGCGATAGACGTCGGCCTCGGTGGCGGTGCTGCCCCAGTAGGAGGTCTCGGTCGGAAGTTGGACGGTGATGATGTTGCTCATGTTTTGCTTTGGTTTGCTGTTGTTGCCTTCGACGTGATCAAGATGGGCGATGACCAGCCTTCCGTCTACAGAGAAAACTGTTTTTCTGTAGTTTTAAGAGAAAACCCAATGTTTGCAGGGGTCAAACAGGGGTCAAATTCTCCGCAGGTCGACGAAGCTCAGGGTCATGTATTCCTGAGCGTTGGCCGTTGCGTCGAAGTAGCTGATGACCTTCTGGGTCTCTCGTTCCGAGTAGCTCCGGTAGTCTTTGACTCGGGTCGCAACCACCGCAGGGAACTCGGTCGGCTGCCCGTTCTCGGTCTGCCAGTTGCCCGACGTGAAGCCGAACTTGCGGCACCAGGTCTGCAAGTTCTGAGGCGGAACGAAGAAATATTCGGTCGAGAAGCTGTCCTCGCCGCGGAAGCATTGTACGCCGTTGCCGCTCAGGAGATCGAAGCCAGCCTGGTCGAGATACCAGGCATCCAGGTCGAAGTCGGGCTCGTAGCCGGTGCCAAAGAATATAGGCAGGCCCGGGGCTAAGTTCTGGGTGCATAAGCACGCCGATTCGGTCCAAGAATCCAGGCGCCATTGCAGCAGGTTCCAAAGCCAGGCGCTTTTGGGAATCTTGTGAATGAATGGGCCGGATCCTGGGCCGCCATTCAGAGTCAATAATGGTCGGTACGGGACATCGAAGGTGCTGGATATGTAGCCGCCGTTATCAAATTTTATCGACGTGAGAGCGTCTCGGTAGGTGGCGACTGTGGTTAAGGTTTGAAGCGGTACGGTCGAAGCGAATCGAGATCCCAGCTTGTCCCTAAAAACGTCGTCGACAGATTCCTGCAAAAGTCCATCCGGTCCCTCTGCAAACTTGGGTGTTTTGTTTGGGCTGCCCAGGATCCGCACCGAGGCATCGACTCCGTTTGGGCCGCCCCATTTGTTGACCCAGAAGTCGGCCTCGAATCCAGATGTTGAAGCGTGGTCAGGATCGCCATAGGTGGCTCGCATAAGCTCGTTGTCGTAGTTGCCTGATGCGAATCCCCAAGGCCCTCCTGGCGGGATAAAGGCTGCATTGATCGATCCCTGATACAACAGCGTGGAGGTTGGCGTGCTATCGCTGACCTTTGTTGGAAACAGGTTAACCCATTGACCCGTAACGGTGTTGACCTTTGACGGGACAATCAGAGCTGTCTCGGCGGCTGACGAAAGATAGAAGCCTGTCCACGCCCCGACGCCATAGCCCGGGTTGTGGCTCTTGACGTAAAGTTGTAATTGTGAGGCGTAGGCCTCGTAATCGATCAGCAGATTGCCGTCGATGCCTATCGGGCTTCCTACGCTACAGGCCAGCCCCTGGGGCGTCAGTCTGAGCAGGCCGACCCGGTCCTCGGTGATGTCGTGCACGTCGTCGTAGTTGGCAAGGAATCCAGCCTCAACAGCCAGCCGGCGGCGCACATCCAGCACCTTGTCGAAGATCGTTGCCTCATTGCCGGCAGACCAGAATGGTGCGAGATTTGTGGAGCTTGGATAAATTGTCGAAATAGTGACTGGCACCACACCGATCTCCCACACTGGATTCTGTGGATCGCTGAAGATGTTGCAGTCGATTGGACTGATCTGTATCAGGCCTCGGCGGCTAGTCAGCGTGATGCTTGTCGGATTCTGCACCACGGTGATTCCGAGGCCTTCCAACCGTTGCACCAGGCTCCCAACACCCGGGAAGTTGACGATCTTTTCCTCGGAAACATAGGCGGCCAAACTGTCGAATAAATATCTTACCCGGGCTCGTCCCCAGGTAAACACCAGGTCGCCGAGCTGCTGCCGGTGATCGCCTGGGTCGGCGTAGGTCTGAGGGTAAACCTGCCGGATGTCGTGATGCACCGTCGGGTCGATCTGGGCACCCATCGTGTGCAGCCAGTCGAACATAATGAACGGATTGGCCACGTTGTTGGCCTGGGCCGATCTTTCGAGGGCGAGGAATGGCGAGGTGGCGGCGCCCTGCCAGCTCGGTGGGCCCTCGGCGAAATACGGCACGTCCCCAGGGAAGTACGGGAAAAAATGGTAACAGAAGCCACCGTTAGGCCAGCGCATGGCCCAGGTGCCGTCCTGGCGGCGTCGGAAGGCTCGGACCTGCCCTGGGCCTACGAACTCCCTGTCGGCGTTGCCATCGGGTAGCTGTAGCAACACCTGCACGGTGGTGGTGCCGCAGTTGTGCACTCGCCAGCAGTCGTAACGCTGGTAGGTGTTGAGGATACGAAAGACGGTCAGGCCCTCGATGGCGATCTCGGCGACAGCCAGCTTGTGCTTGTGGATCCGACCAGGAGGCAGTGTGGGGTCGGAAGGCCCGAGGCTGCCGCGGACATAGGACGTCAGGCCTGAGCCGGCCTGAGGATCCCAGCCCAGATGCACGTCGTACTGGATGCCGGCCACCTCACGGCGAAGTAGCTCGAAGCTGTAGTGGATCGATCCGACGTCACAGGTGAAAGGATCGCCAGATGTGCTGTGGTGGTCGACGTACACCTGGCCGCCGGACACGTCGAGGTACTTGTTCTCCAGCTTCGACAGGGCGATCTTGGCCGCCTGTTGGCTGTGCTCGTCGCGGTAGTAGCCGATTCCAGGGATGGACGGGTTAGGCACTCCTCCGTCGTCATGCAGGCGCATGGCCGTCTGCGGATCGTTCCGGTAAACGTACCAGACGCCATACGGGAACGGTGCCGACCAGTGATCGAAAGGTTGGAATCTCGATTGGGCCCACAGCGGACCCATCTCATTCAACGCTGCCCGACATTTCGCGTCGAACCGGCTGTACAGGACGTTCAGGTTGTAGGCCGTGAACATCTTGTCTTTCCTGTCGGTAGCGTAGGGCATGGGTCAGTAGAACCAGGACTCCTCGGAGGTCTGCACCGTTGTCGACATCACCGGGGTCTTTAGAGTCGTGCCGTTAGCGTTCTGCTCGACCCGTTGGCCAGGCCCGGCGATGAGCTGGGACCGCCGCACAGCCTCGATGAGCTGGTTAATGGCCCGGGCATGGTCTGCCTTTAGGCCGGTCTCGGCCAGTTTGGAGGGCAGTTGGATGGCCATGGCTGGTTAGATCTCGCAGAACTGGGCAAAGATCTTGACGGGGCTGTTGGAGGCCTTGACGTACATGGTGGCGTCGACCCAGGGCAGCAATGCGAACTGCCCGGCCGGTATTTGGAACGAGTACGGTGAGGAAGGCCCGATGGACACCGGGTTGACTAAGTCCAAGTTGACCACCAGGAGGCGGTAGGGCGTCCCCAGGTCAGCGGTGAGGTCCAAGGTCTCGTCGCTTGTGCCGACAACCTGGGTCTGCTGCCCCATGTCGGTGCCGGTCATGTTCGCTATCGCACTGTAAGACAGTGAGTTGATCACAGCGCCGCCTTTGCTGGCGTACAGCCGGGCTGACATCTCGACTTCGTTAGCCATGGTGTTGGTGGTTTAAACTTCGCAGAAGGTGGCCTGTACGGTCACCGATGAGGTGTTGGCCAGGAGATAGAGCGTGGCGCTGACATAGGGCATCAGCAGCGTCTCGCCGGCCGGGATCCGCATCGTGTAGGTGCCGGACACGAATCCCATCTCGACATAGTTGGTAGTGTCCAGATTCGAGATCAGGAGTTTGTAGGGGCTGGTCACGTCGACCGGGACATCGAGGGCCTCGACCGTCAGGCCGATGACCTGAGTCTGGCTGCCCATGTCGGTGCCGACCATCGTGCTGCTCTTGGTGTAGGTGACCGAGGGTAGGAAAGCGCCGTTTTTGGAGGCGTACAACCGGGCTGTTAATTGGATTTCGTCTGCCATAGTGTGTGTTTTTTAAAGGTTACTCAGAAGAACGGGTAAATCAGTGTGTCGTAAGGCGCGAAAGTCCAGGCGATGACCTGCTCAACCTGGTTGGTTTTGTTGACCAGGCTAGTCGAGAAGTTGGTTTGCTTCCAGCCCCACACGGTGCCGAAGGGTGCTAATATTTGCCCCGTGGCTGGATCGGTTGGAACTCTAGGAAGCATTCTCGTCACCGCAAATGGCAGGTTCCAATTTACAGCAAACGATTCGGGCGTGTAGACAGGCGGGATTCCGTTGGGAACTTGAGGCAGGCCTAGGTTGCCTGAGAAAGTGGCTATTCTGGTCAGACTCACTCGAGCAATCGGGAAGGTGTCCTGGCCTCGGTAGAGCATCTGCCAGACTTTGTTGGCCATCGGGAAGGTGGTTGCGTTGCCCAGGTTGGTCTCGCTCTGCGATAGAAGTTCACCGTTCTTTGCTGCGGTCTCGATGACCGTCTTGTAGAGGTTTGGATTACCCGTGCTGTTGGCCTCCCGGTCGACTGCCGGTAGAGCAAACACCGAGACATCGAGGTAGTCGGTGCGGAACTCGTAGCGGATGTCTGCTATTTCTCCAGGCAGCGGTGCCGACTGGTCTTGGATTGGTGTACCCGGGTCGTAGGAGTTGCCGCCGATTGTGACGGTGGCCTCGGAATACGGGCCGTCCTCGCGGATGCTGTACTTGGCGCCCAGGGCCACCCATTGGGCCGATGCGATGCGGAGGGTATCCTTGTCGCCGCGGAAAACTAACTGCACCACCCGGCCGTTGCCGTTGTTGTCGTAGGCGCGGCTGACCTCGATGTACTCGAAGTTATTTGGGTTTGGTGAGCCTTGGAGTGTTGCCATGTTATTCGACAGCCTGAGCTGTTCTGCCGGTGTTTACTCGGATCGCACGGGTCTCGTTGGTCTGGATCTTGATTTGACCCACCAGGGTGTTAACCCATCCAGGAGGCGCTTCCGTTGAGAACATTGAGGTCTCGCGTTTAACTCTGCTGTCTATTCTCCCAATGGTTCCGCTTGGCATTGATATTGACCCTACACTGTTACTAACACCCTGAGATGAATCGACCGCTCCTCCAAGGCCGATTCTATATGGTTCCATCTCTTCTCTAAACTTTTTAAAAACACCGCTAAACATATTGTTATATACAATTAGCTCTTTAGCAGCCTCCTCGACTTTGTTTCCGAAGAAATTGAGATAAGGTACTGAAGCAACAGTAACTTGCCGCTGTATCTCATCCATACGGTCAGCTAATTTTCCAACCTGATCGATTTGTTCTTTAGAAATTATGTCGATTGGACCCATCTCTTTTATCTTAGACATTGCTCCGGCTGCCTTGAATGCTTCCTCGCCCAAGATGGCCATCATTGCTGCCTGTGTCTGGGCGCTGCTTCCTGCGTCCTTGTGCGCTTGGCCCATCCTTGAAATTAAGTCGATGTTCGAGAGGCTCTTCTCGTTTAGTTCAGTGACTGAAAAGCCAAGTGTTCTGAAGTATTCCCGGGCCTTCCCACCTTCCTCAATAGCCTTTAGGCGCTCCTGGCTGACTTTTGTGATCGACTTGGCCATAGCCTCAAAGGAAACACCTGTTTGGCCTGCGAGCACTTGTAGGCGTTGAACGTCGTCGGTGCTGATGTTGAGTTGCTCGGACAGGTCGCCGATGGCGTCGACTGTCTGAATCACCTTGGAGGCAAATGCGCCGATGGCAGCAACAGATAGCGCTGCACCAAGCTGAGATCCTACCGATTGCCGGAACTTGTCGGTCGTGCTCGAAGCCTTTTTTAAGCCGCTTTCGTAGGCCGAACCGTCCAGGCCGAGCTTTGCAATAAGTGAGAAAATGGCCATTTGTTAGTTCCTTACCGTCTGCTGTTCTTGACCCAGGCGCCAGAGGGCATCGTTCTTATCGTTCCACAGCTCGACCTGACCGTGCATTTCTGCATTGGTCAGGAAGAACCTTTCGGCATCGGTCACCGGCATATTTAGAACCGTCTCCTCGGTAAATCCAATGTCGACCAGGCCAACCAGCAGCCTTTCGGGCCAGGGCATGGCCGCCTCCCTGGATCTTGCACCCGGCTGCCGTAGAACTTCTGGGCAGTCGGGTTTGTCTCCAATCCACTCCTGGAGGATTTGGCATTCCTTGACCAGGTCGGACTTGCTGACCTTCTTACGCATCAGCCGGAGAGGCACCCATCGGAACACCGAGGCCATGGTCTTGACCGACTCCTCGGCAGATTGGCTGCACACGATAACAGCCTCGACCAGGTCGTTAGCGCTGGCCCGGCCGCCGGTGACGAATGGGGATCCTAGACGGTGCAGCAGGATGGCATGGCCGACAGTAAAGGGCACCATGCGGAGCCCGATCACCATCGGACAGGGCTTGGCTGTAGCACTTAGGATGGCGGCCAGGCTGCTCACACGTTTAGGGCGACAGCGGCGCCGGCGGTCAGGTTCTTGAATTTCTTGACCGTGATCGACACCATGGCTTTGCCGCTCTGGGTCATTTTGACCGATCCCCCGCCGCCGTAGATGAACCGGCCACCGCTCGCTATGTCGTCGGTGTTCAGGATGTCGGTCTTACCCATCATGTTGATTGCGGGAGCGCCGCTGATTTTGACCGTGGCATTCACCGGGCCAAGTGAGCAAAACGCCAGGGCGGCGGCAGCATTGGCTCCGGCAGGAATTAGGTTCAGGTTAAGAGTCACCCGTTCATTGTATCCAATATGACCAACCACCTCGCCAGCGCTGTTTCGCACCTCTTCAGTGTCAGCATCATGAGTCAGATCGTAGCTTTCAATCTGAGCAAGGCTGCTAAAAATTGCTGTGGTGTTGTCGCTTGAATACATGGTCACCGAAGCCGGTGAACCAAATTGGTATGCGAGTCCTTGTGAATTAGCCATGTGTGTGGGTGGTTAGAGTGTTGCGGAACAGTAGAGGGTGAACGTCCTGGTGAACGTCCTGGACCGATTAGAGATTGAGGATGCCCCAAAGTCCAGAGGGGCGGCGAATTGCGCCGTAAAGGGGCCGCTGGGGTCGTTTGATGGCGCGTTGAGAGCAGAGGCCCCGGTGTCGTCGAACAGCGGCAGGATCCGGTTGTCGAGCACCTGGACGGTGGTCAGCACAGCAGCCTCGTCGGTGTCGTCGGCAGATAGCTGAAGCTCGACAGCGATCTCGACCTCGCAGGTCAGATCGGTGCGCTGCATTGGCCTGGCTGAGTTGGTCGAGACAACCAGGCGCGGGAAGTTGGGCATGACGTCCTGGTCGTCTGGGTCGTCGTAGAGGCCGCGGCTGTAGGACGTGAGACAGGTGGGCGTGCCGGCGCCGGAGGCCGACCAGTCGGCGGCCGCCAGGTAGTCAGCGACTGCAAGTTCAGCTCTTAGGGCGGCGGCGTTCATTTGATTGTGATCCCGTTGTCTTCGAGAACCTTGCCGTTGGCCAGGAGGGCCTCGGTCATGTGGTTGATCATCTCTGTCGTCTCGTCGTCCATGGCCTTCTGCATTGCCTCGTTGTAGATTTGCGCCACTCGGTTGTACTGGTTGTCGGCCACACCGGCGGTCATCACCACCGAGGTTGTCGGGTTGAAGCCTGGGACAGCCTGAAATCCTCGGGCCTTGGTGCCCTTGTGTGTGGCGACGTTCTCCTGAGGGAGGCCGTACTGGTTGGCCATCGATAGCAGGGCGGCGTTGGTCTGCTTCGGCGCCTTGTAGCCGGGAGGCTTCGACAGCGGCTTCCACTTGGCGCTCTGAAACTGGCTGAAGCCCTTGTTGTACACTCGGATCATCTTCACCACACCCGAGCGTAGATAACCGACCGACCCGATTGCCTTCCGCATCAGGGCCGAGGCTGCTGCCTTCATTTCTTCGCCATAGAGGCCGCGGCGACCGCCCTTGGCTTCCTTCGACTGAGCTATGAGGTGCACCCGGCGAAGGATTCGGGATTTACCGATCCGCTTGCCGGTCTTCTTAGACTTGCGGTTGATGTCACCAACCGGCGTCCCAAGGTAGTCAGCGATCCTCCGGCGCTCCTGGCCCGGTCTCTTGGGCGGCACCAGGACGAACAGTCTCACCATCAAATAGAAGAACCGGCTGTTGATGGCCTTGTGAAGGTCGCGGCTTGTCGTCAGCAGATACTGCTTCATGGCAAGGTCGAACTTGCCGCTGTCGACCGTCATGTTGACTCCGAATTTCACTTGGTCTTTGCCCCCAGCTCAAGGTTGTAGTAGGCGCCGGAGGCATCCACACGGCAGGACAGGATGCGGAGGGTCCGGCCTTGATAAACCAGAGTCCTGCCGACCACCGGCCTCGGCTTGCAGAAGGTTAAGGCGATGCGGTCGCTGTTCTCCTGGAGGATGAACAGTCCGTCCTCCTTGAGTAGCCTTGAGAATGTGGTCCCCTGGTCGAGCGTGTAGAGCGTCGAGTCCATCGAGACCAGGGTGCTGTCGCAGGTCTTCCAGTCGCTGAACATGACCAGGATCCTCGATGTCACGTTGTCCTGGAACCCACCGGAGATGGGGACGTTGGCATCGTTGACCGCTGCCGGGATGCACCGGATCGACGTCCCCTGCCAGATGAACATCGGCGCCCCTAGCATCTGCTGGAGCACCGCCATGCCCTGCTGGAGACTGGATCCGATGGTGGTCATCAGGCGGTAAAGTAAGTGCCGGAGACTATGAGCCGGCTGGTGGCCTGGAGATGGGGGGCTAGGCTATCGGCGGCTCCGTTCTCAAAGTGCGACAGCTCGAGGTAGCTGGTGCCGGCGATTAGCCTGGCGATGATAGCGGTCTTGGATTGGTTGGTGGCATTGGTCAGCCACACCGCGGCGGCGGCCTCGTAGGTGACGGGGTCGGGCAGCGACAGCCGGAGGTTGCCAGTAGCGGATCCGGTCACCGAGTTGACGGTGACGTCCGCGGTGAAGGTAGTAACACATCCGATGGTGGTGTGCCGCGCGGTGTTGGTGGTGATGGCGAAGGTGCGTCCACCGCCGGAGTCGATGAGAGTCGGCACCCAGGTCGTAGGTGTGACCAGCGGCAGGGCGGCATATAGCTCGGTGAAGTTGTCGTTTATCTTCTCGCCGGCGCCGCGGAGGGTGTCCCCGGTGTTGTCGTTGGCGATGGTGCCGATGTTGATCGTTTGTTGAGCCATATTATTTCTTGGGTAGGACGTACCAGCCGGCCGGGAGGGTCACCCGGGAAGGCCCGACCAGCTTCTTGTCGGCATCGAAAGCATAGACGCTGGCCTTTACCGGCTGCGCCAGCATCACCGGATCACCGCTTGGCACTAGGACCACCCGGGTCACCTGGCAGCCCAGGCAGGTCAGCAATGCGGCCATCCAGATCGCTCTTGAGGGCCTCGGGAGCTTTGCCATGTTGCACATCGGTGGGTGGTGTTGCTCGTAGGAAGTCGAGGATTGCCCGAAGGATCTGGTAGATCCAATTCACGGCTTCGGCTCGGTAACTTCCTTGGCATCCTTGGCCCAGATCAGGCCGATACCAGCAGTGACCGCGGCGATAGTAGTAGTCAGGTCGAGGTTGGTTGTCGGGTCACCGTCGAACAGGGCCTTGAGAGCCCCACCAACAGCGACGAGGATTGCACCAACACCAGCGAGAGTTGTTTTCGTGTTTTTCATTTAGAGCGGAATAATCGATATGCTCCGTAACAGGCACAAAGTAAGCCTATCAGCGCGGTGATAAGCTGAACCCAGTCGGTAAGCCACGGAATAAACGAAACAGCGGTGGCACCTGCCGCTGCTGCTAGGCTGAGTCCAGGGCTGGTGCTGCTGTTCGTTGGTTCCATTACTCGGATTTAGGCTGTGCTGCGTTGAGGATGATGTCTGCCAGAGGAACGCCAACCTTAGCGTTCTGATAGCCACCGGCCTTAATGGCAATGTCGATGAGTTGGAGGAGGCTATTTACCTGCTCGGTGCTGAGTTCGATCTTGATCATGCGGAGGGAGCGTCAGCGATAACCACAGGCTCCGCAACCTTAACCGGAGGCGGCACCGGCACCCACGGCAACGGAAGCGTCACGACGGGCGGATTGATCTGATTCTCGATCTGCAACGAGACGTTCGCTTCGATAGCGGTCTTATCGACTCCATTGGCATAGCACCAGTTTAAGACCTGCGCTTCGGTCAGATCCTCGTATGGCGTGAACTCACCACTCGGCGGTTGGAACGAGCATGAGCCGTAGCAGGTGCCGCTGTAGGTTTCGTCGGTGCCGTTGCAACGCCAATCGGCGGTGATTACGACATTCGTTTCAGAGCCTTCGGTCGGCTTAACGAGAAGGCGTTCGATGATCCAAGAGATGTTCATATTAGGCGTTCTTCAGAGCGTTGACTTCAGCGGTGAGTTCTTGGATGGCGGCAACCAAGATGGGAACGATGCGGGACATATCAATGCCCTGTGATTTGATCGAACCATCGGTGTTCACGGCATCCTTCTCGCCAGAGACTGCAAACGGAACCACTTCAGCGAGTTCGTGGGCTAAGAAACCTTCGCCAGAAGAACCGTCAGATTTCCAGTTGTAGATCGACGGCTTGAGCGCATTGACGCGAGCAAGACAACCGTTGAGCGGTTTAACGGATTCCTTCAGGCGATAATCTGAAACAATGTTGTAAAGAACACCAGTCGTTCCGTTTTGTGTAATGGAACCGATTTGAGTTCCATTGTATCCAAAAGAACAATAAAACGATCCTGTTGAAGTTCCGGTGCTATGTCCAACTGAAATGTATGTAGCATCAGTTGGTAGAGCAACAAGAAATCCGTTTGTGTTTGCGTAGTTTGCAGTAGCCGTCCCCATCAGCAAATTACCACTAGAATCAATAGTGGCTCGCGTCTGTAATACCTGAGAACTGTCCGCAGTAGAAAACACCAAGTCGCCGCCGTTAACATTGGAAAACCGATTAAAAGAAGCAATTCTTGCTGTTTCTGTACTAGAGGAACCGCTTCTGAATGATAACGATGATCCTTTAGGTGATGCGGTGGAGCCATCAATCGTTGAGGTCAGTCGAATCGTTCCTTCAGCGGAAGCTGATAGAACATCGAGTTTTACACCGGGACTAACCCCCACGCCGACGTTGCCCACGCTATCGATCCTAACACGCTCTGTCGCCGCTGTGTCTGTGCCTACGGATCTAGTTCCAAATACCAAATCACCAAAACCACCGGAAGTGGAAGTGGTAGATACAAAACCAATGTAAGCGGGAGCGTTTGTCAGACCAAGAGCGTTGTATCCAAAAGTAATGTTTGAATAAGCTCCAACTGTGGTTGGGTTCCAAATGTTGATGGCATTTGTAAATGTGCTTGGCGTGGTGATTGTCGAAGCCGTTGTTACGCTTAAAGGAGCGTAATTGGTCGATGTGGTGTAGTTGTTGACCAAAAGGCCACCATTTACATCAAGCTTTGCTCGCGGCGTAAGCCCCACGCCGACGTTGCCGGAGGAGTCTACACGATAACGCTCAGCGCCTCCCGTAGTGACAGCAAACGTGTCTGCCGCTGGAAAGTAGATTCCGGTGTTCGTATCTCCCGTCGTAGTAAGAGCAGGAAGCAACAGTGTGCCAGCAGCAAACGTCGAAACACCAGT